GCCACCCGAACGTCTACCTCCACCACTTGTATATCCATATTTAGCCATGTTTACCTCCTATATATCCATTGGCAATCCGGGCTCATCAGGTGTTTGCACTATGGGCTCCCAATCTAATGTGCCATTAGGATGTTCCAACGCTGTTTCGCCGATTGAATCTTCTAATGTAAATATTTTTCCGTTTCTATCTAAGCAAATGTCATCTGTGTCACCACCGACCCCATCAATTGCACGTACTAATTCAACTAATCCCGATGCACGGTATCCTTCAATAGTTGATGTTCGTTGTGCATGATGCGTTTCAGTTTTAGCAATCATTAATGACCTATATGCCTTTGCTTTCTCTACGCCTTCGTTTTCAGCTAGCCTCGTAAATCTACCTACTGGAACGGTACTTCTAATTTCACGTGCTATTTGTCTTGGGTTCTTTCCTTCTTCCCTTCCTATACGTATTGCCTCCCTCGTAGCTCGTTTTGCTTGTGCAGTAAAATCTACTAACCCTGCACGTCTGCCGCCATTGGCTAAGACTGTCTTACCAATGGTATCTTCCTCGTTAAACGCTACACCTACACCAACACGGTCACTTACGGCGTCAAATGTCCGTCTAGCGATGTTTCCGTATGCTTTTGTATATATTAGTGCGATACGCTGTTTGCTAGGCTCTATGAGGTCTGGCGTTGCTAATAACGTTTGAACTAACATGTCTAAGTTTTCTTCACCAATCTCACCAATAATTTCGATAGGGTCTTGTTTAACCTCTACGGTTATTTCATTGTTTAAAGACTTTTTGTCGTTAATATTTGGTATTTCACCA